CATCAAGACGGGCCTGCTGGCCCTTGCGGCCATCCTGATCCTGCTGGTTCTGCCTGCCTATCTGGACGGTCAGAGCGCGGCCGAAGTGGACGCGGCAGTTGCAGCAGAGGCAATAGCCGCCCCGATGGATGCGCGAGAGCAAGCGCGGCGGGAGTGGCTTGAGCAGTTTGCGGAGGTGCGGCGATGAAAGAGCGCCCGATCCTGTTTTCTGGCGCCATGGTGCGCGCGCTGCTGGACGGCACGAAGACGCAGACGCGGAGAGCTGTCGCCAATGTCGATCCGGACGGCACAGTGTGGAAGAGCCGCAGCCGCATGTATGGCGTGCGGCCACACACCTCCGCGCCGCCTGACATCCTGGAGTGGTGCCCCTACGGACAACCTGGCGACCAGCTCTGGGTGCGTGAAGCTTTCATGCATGAGCCCGCCGACTACTGCTGGGAGGCCAGCGTCAGCGTTCCGTGCAGACCGGCTGTCACAACCTACCGGGCAGACTTTCCGAACTCACAGCCCGGCGAAGGCTGGAAGCCCAGCATCCACATGCCCCGCGCGTTGTCGCGCATCACGCTGGGAATCACCAGCGTGCGCGTGGAGCGTCTGCAGGACATCAGCGAGGCTGACGCGCTGGCCGAGGGCATCGTGCGCCAGGCAGATGGCGGCTATGGCTTGGCCGACACCACGCACTACCACTTCACCGACCCGCGCCAGAGCTACCTGTCGCTGTGGGAATCCATCAACGGCGCCGGCAGTGTGGAGGAAAACCCCTGGGTGTGGGCCGTCGAACTCCGGAGGCTGCCATGACCACCCCCACCGAATCCCCCGAGGAAATCCACCTCACTCCCCTTGAATCCCTGGTGCTGTGGGCCCTTGCGTGTGTCGGCGGCTGTGCTGCTGCTGGCTTTGCCGCAAGCCTCGCTGCGGCGTACTGGATCTATTGAGGAAACCATGAACGCCATCGCAACAATTGAACAGTATGTCTACGGGGCTGAGAACAGCTTCCAGAGTGTGCTTGTGGACCGCTCGATCAACTTCGAGCGCGAAGCTGGATTTGCCATCCAGATTCTGACCGCTGGAGATTACATCGCCAAGTTGGCGGCGGGTGACCGGCAGTCCGTGGTCAACGCTGTGACCAACATCGCAGCCATCGGCATCAGTCTGAACCCTGCCAAAAAGCAAGCCTATCTTGTGCCGCGCAAGGGAAAGATTTGCCTGGACATCAGCTACATGGGCTTGATCGACCTCGCGATCCAATCGGGCTCGATCATGTGGGCGCAGGCGGGGCTGGTGCATGCCAACGATGCCTTCACACTCAATGGCTTCGACCGACCGCCAACGCACGCTTTCAATCCGTTCTCGAAGGAGCGCGGAGAGGTGGTCGGGGCATTCGTGGTGGTCAAGACGCACAGCGGCGACTATCTGACCGAGTGCATGAGCCGAGAAGAAATCGACGCCATCAAGAATCGCTCTGAATCCGTCAAGGCTGGGAAGTCGTCCCCGTGGGACACCGACTACGGCGAGATGGCCAAGAAAACCGTGGTGAAGCGGGCCTACAAATACTGGCCGAAGTCCGACCGCCTGGATCAGGCCATCCACCACCTGAACACCGAGGGCGGCGAAGGGCTGGCATCGCTGGCGCCCAAGCCTTCGGCAATCGACCCGGCGCCAATCATCGACGGCGTGCGCGCGACGAAGACGGTCGATGAACTCAACGCGTACTGGGCAGAGCACAACGGCAAGCTCGCCAATGAGCTGCCATCGCATGACGCATTCAAGAAGGCCTGCCAGTCGCACAAGAAGCGCCTGACGGCGGAAGCGGCAAAGGCAGAGGCAACCGATGTGGAGGTGAAAGATGCCGTGGCTACATCTTGATCAAGGCTCAGAAGAATGGCTGACAGCTCGTCGGGGCAAGATCACCGGCAGCAGGTTCCGCGATGCCCGCGAGAAGCTGAAAAGCGGCCAGCCTAGCAAGGCCTGCATGGACTATGCCCGCGACATCGCACGCGAGCGCGTTGGCGGCCACGCTCCGTCGAAGTTCCAGAACGCAGCAATGCGCACCGGCAACGAGCAGGAGCCGATCGCGCGCGCCATGTACGAGGGCCGCACGGGGCACATGGTAGATGAAGCTGGGTTCTATCTGTCTGACGATGCGGTGTTTGGCCTCAGCCCGGACGGTCTGATCGATGACGACGGCGTGCTGGAAATCAAGACCATGGTTAGCAGCGACACCCTTTTCACTGCCGTGGCCGATGGCGACATTTCGGCCTACATGGACCAGTGCCTGGGCTACCTGTGGCTGCTGGGCCGCCAGTGGGTTGATCTGGTGCTCTGGTGTCCCGACCTGCAGCACATGGTCATCCACAGCATCAACCGCGATGAGGACGCCATTGAAGAGCTGGAAACCGACATACTCGCGTTCGCCGGCCTGGTGAGTCAGTATGAGGCGAAGCTCCGTGCCGCCCTGGCGGCAAACGCCCCAGATGTTCGTGAGGCGGCTTAATGCCAGCGCCTTCGACCACGCGCGACGCCATCATCGCCGCGTTGCGTGAGTGCGGCCCCATGAGCGTGCCTGAGCTTGTCGAACACCTCGGATGGCCGCGCAACCGAATCAACGCCTGCCTGACGACAGCGCGCGCGAACCATCCGGGGAAGTTCTTCCGGATCGTCAGCTACCGCAAGCAGGTAGGTGTGCAGGGCCGGGAGACACCGGTTTATTCGGCAACTCCTGGCCCCGACGCCCGGCGCCCTGCATTTGACCGGCAACACATCATAGATCGCCGCCACAGCTATTACCTGCGCAATCGAGCAAAACGCGCAGCAGAAAGAAGGCTCCGCAACGGGGCGGCTGCCACGTGGCTCTCTGGCCTTGTACCGATGGCGCGGCGCGTAAGCGGACCCGGCCAGTAGATTCAACCACCAAGCCCGCCCAGCGCGGGCTTTTTTCATGGAGCT